TTGGCTCTCAAATTTTTGTGCGGCCAAAATTGCCAGCCGAAGCCCCATGAAAGCGTTCGAGGGGGAGATTTGCTTAAAGTAGTGGTGACGTGAGGCCTACTTGAAAATCTGTTTGTGCACATAGCCATCACGCCCAGAGGAGTCAACGTAATGCCCGAGTACAGCGCAACCATTTCCGCCGCGACGACGCTTCCCGGCGCCACGTATTTCTACGACGAAAAAGGCTACTACCAGTTCGATTTCAAGAACGCGACCGACACCGGCACTGCGGCTATTGAAATCGATTTCGGCGCCGGACTGCGCTTGGTCGAGACTGTCGACCTGACGGACGTAGCCCGCGATCCCTTCAGCGTCGTCGGCAAGGTGAAGTCCGCGAAGGTCACGCCGAGCGAAGAGATGACCATGAGCGTGTACCGCGAGCGTGCGTGATGAGAGTCCCTGTCCGCGCCCAGGTACGCCGCTCCCCGCGCGTTGACGTGCGCAACTACTTCGCGTGGCAAGTCGGCTCCTCTTTCCCCGCGTCCCTCGCCCTGATGTGGCGCGACACCTCGAATGCAAAACCCCTCCGCTACATCACATATAACGGTAAATATCTGGTGGTGAAAAATGTCTAATTACAAAATCGACGGCGCGGTTGCTCCTCTCTCTCCTGCCGGGGCGAAACTGTTTGGAGCTGATGTGGCAGGGAATGTAGGATGGTTCCCGCACCCCGGATCGCTCGGGGCCTACGGGTGCCTGGGCGGGCAATACGTGCTGGATGCGGCCGGCGTCGGCGTGATCCCGGCGGACGATGTGCCCGCAGGGTTCACGGCCCTGCCTGGCTGCGACATGCCCGGGCACGCGAACTGGGGTAACTACCGATACCTCGATGGCTCTGTCATGGTATGCATCGCGGCAACGTATTACCGCGTCAACAACGCCGGCAACCCCACGTTCGCCCGCTTCGCGCCGGACGACATCGACATCAAATTCGCGGACACGTTTGCGTCCCGCGCTGCTGCCGCAATCGCCGGCTACGCCCTGCATCGGGCGTTCGTGGACGGCGGGCAGGAAAAGCCCTGGGTGTTGGTGGACAAGTACAAGTGCTCGAAAGTCGCCAAGGGCACGGGTTACGTTGCCGCATCCGTGCTGAATGGCCTGCCGCTTTCGGCGGCGAGCGACCACAACCCGATTGCCGACATCAGCGCTGTTAGCCTGGGGAACATCTATGCGTCCTGCATCGAGGCCGCAAAGGGCCGCGACGGCGACAACGGGGTCAAAAACACGTCGAGTCAGTTCTTCTGCGTCTCTGTGTTCATCAGGTCCCTGCTCGCCATGCTCTCGCTCGCGCACGGGCAGCGGGCCACATCCGCCGCGCAGGCCGCATGGTTCGACGGCGCTGCCGTCAAAAACTGGCCAAAGGGCTGCAACAACAACGCACTGCGCGACGTCGACGACACGACCGTCATTTATCAGTCCGACGGCTACAGCAACTGCGGAAGAACAGGCAGCGGAGTGCCTTTCGAGAAGACCACGCACAACGGCCAAGCCTGCGGAGTCGCGGATTTGAACGGGCTGATGTGGGAAGTATCGATCGGTATGACCTGCATAGCGACGACAAAGAGCATCACCGGCGCTACGCAGGCCAACCCTTGCGTCCTGACAGTTCCAGGCCACGGACTGACCACTGGCCGGATCATCCAGGTTGTGTCTGTAGTCGGCATGACGCAGCTCAACGACAAGTTGTACACGGTAACCGTCATCGACCCCGACACGATCAGTCTCGATGGTGTGGATTCGAGCGCCTATACGGCCTACGCGTCGGCTGGTTCCATCGCCTACGGCAATTTCTACGCGGCGAAAGAGTCCACCAGAATGCGCGATTTTACGTCGGGCGCGAGCATCGCCACGGACCACTGGGGCACAACAGGCGTAGCGGCGATGATGGACGAGATTGCGTTGCCGTTGGCCGCTGAGTCTGGCGGGTCGTCGATGGTGCGATACATGGGCAGCGGTTCGCTATCACCTGACACGTCTGGCCCAGGCTACATACTGACAGGCCTCGGCCACCCGAAAGACGCCGCAAGTCTGACCGCAGCCGGTGCAGATCTCTTCGGCAGAGACTACATCTACCAGTATTTCAGAGACCAGTTGTGCGTGCGCTCCGGCGGCTACTGGAGCAGCGGCTCGTACGCGGGCGTGTTCGCGCGTTATCTGAACACCGCGCGGTACTACTCCTATAACCACGTCGGGCTGCGCTGCGCCTGTTATCCTGAATAGTTGCGCGATAGCGCAACACTGAGAATGCAATGAAGAAACACAGCCGGGAAGGGGTCATAACCCACAAATTTGTTGAGATGATGAAGCTCATGAACGTCTATCTCAACCACTTCCCAAAACACGAGAAGCAAGCGCTTTGCTCCCAGATCAGAAATACAGCCTACGGGCTCTTCAACCTAATCACCGAGGGGTACAAGCGCTACCACAAAAAGACGACGCTGACGCAGATCGACGTGATGCACGAGCAACTGCGCATGCTTGTCTACCTTGCGTACGAGCTCGGCTACTTCCGCTTCGGCTCCGGCGAGATGCTGGAGGTCGGCGCAGAGGAACTCGAAGGGCACCGCTACATGGCCATCAGCAAGCTGGTGGATGAACTCGGCAAGATGATCGGGGCGTGGATCGCAAACGCCAAGGAAAAATGCGAATGGTGAAATTTAGGGCGGCCAACGAAATGTGCGTGATCTCCGGCGGCAACTGGAACAACGGCTCGAATGCGGGCGTGTTCGCGCGGGGTCTGTACAGCCCGCGGGGCAGCTCCGACTTCTACGTCGGGCTGCGCTGCGCCTGTTATCCTGAATAGTTGCGCGATAGCGCAACACTGAGAATGCAATGAAGAAGGGTCATAACCCACAAGGAGAGTTACAATGACAAAGCAAGAAGAATTTGAACTATATGGCAAGTATCTCGACGGCACAGAAACCGAACTCGAAAAGGCCAAGCTCGCCCGTATCCGTTATCTCAAGATGAAGATGCGCGACAGGCTGGCCGCTAACATCGGGGACGACCCGGACGCGCTCACGGACGTGTTGCGCTGCGTCCTTATCTGCCAGGCCATCAACCTCGGCATCGTGTCGGACGAGGATATTGTCGCCCGTCACGCCGCGTACATCTCGGAGATGCTGGACGGCTACGGCGGTGCGGCAGCAATCATGGATGTATTGGAATACGACAAGGCCATGATCGGCCAGCACGTTGCGCTTGGGTACTTTGCGGCAAAGGCGATGGTCGACGCGGCAACAACGCCCGAAGACGTGATGATGATCGACCTGCCGGAAGGCGAGTAAGGAAGCCGGGGGTGGACGCGAAGCTCCACGACAGGCCGATAGAACAGGATGATAAAGAGGCATTGGTGAAGCTGCAAGAGTGGTTTGGGACTGAGGCGGAGACGCAGAGCAGGCGAGCGGAGGGATGATGGACGAAAGAACACTATCACAAGCCGATATCGAGGCAATCGCCCTTGCCGTAGCAAAGCAGAATGGATGCTCAATCGGGATCAGCGCCAACGATGCGGCTGAACTGTGCGAATTTGCGGCATGGATGCGGAAACTGAAGAACGCCATTGGCAACGTGGTGATTTACGGGTTCATTCTGTTCCTTGGCATCCTTTTTTACATCGGCGTTGGGAGGTGGAAGGAATGATGGATCGTTACAAGCTCGAACGCGAGCTCATACGCGACGAGGGATGGCGCTCAAAGCCCTACAAATGCACCGCAGGACACTGGACCATCGGCGTCGGTCACAAGATGCACCCCGGCGAACTGGTAGGCGTTATCCGTGACATCGAATGGTCCAGCGAGAAAATATTTCAGACGCTTGAGCAGGACATACAGATTGCGGTGCGCGGGTGCGAAATGATTTTCGGGCGTTCACGGTTTGGTTCCTTCAGCGACACACGACAACGCGCACTGGCGAATATGTGCTTTCAGATGGGCGCAGACGGGTTGCAGGGGTTCAAGCGCATGATTCAAGCCATATTCAATGAGGATTGGGTGCAGGCACGCAACGAGGCGCTGGATAGCAAGTGGGCGCGGTCTGACAGCCCGGCACGGGCCAAGCGTGTAGCCAAGATGATTTTGGAGGGATGAATGGGCTTTGACATCACAGGCCTCGGCAGCGTGTTCGACTTCGGGTCCAAGCTCATTGACAAGCTCTGGCCAGACAAGTCCGAGGCGGAAAAGGCCAAACTCAAACTTATCGAGTTGCAACAGGCCGGGGAGTTCAAAGAGCTTGACGCCCGGTTCGCGGCCATTGTCGCAGAGGCAAACAGCAACGACCCATGGACCTCCCGCGCCAGGCCATCGTTCATGTACGTAATGTACCTGATGATCCTTGCTGCTATCCCCATGGGGTTCCTTTTCGCGTTCCACCCGGATGTGGCCATGGCCGTGACCGCTGGGGTCAAGGGCTGGTTGCAGGCTATCCCGGAAGAAATGTGGTGGCTATTTGGCGCTGGTTATCTTGGTTACACCGGGTCCAGGACTTTCGAGAAGGTCAAGAAATGAACGACCTCACGAAAGGATGCACGCTCATTTCATGGCTCGCTGGGCTGTTAAAGATCGTACTTCCGGAAGAGGGCTGCTGCAATGAGCACGACCTTTTCTACGAGCAGGGAGGCTCCATCCGCACAAAGGTTTTTGCTGATTGGCTACTGGCAAAGTGCGTGATCGCGGTCAACGGCGGTTGGAGAGGGGCGGCAAAGGCCGCGATTGGAATGCTGGTGCTCAGTATCAACCCGTACAGCTATTTTGTGTTTTTCCGGCGGTGAGAAACGTCAACCCCCCCGTGCCCGTGCGGAGGTGATCCAAATCTATCATGTCGGTGACGTTACCGTAATGATCCTTGTATTACCGGGCACGGGGCTAATTTTCGGAAAATCTCCCCTTGCAGGAGAACTACCCGACGCCCGGGGCGGCGAGCGTAAAGAAGCGGACCGCCCCAACTTAAAGGAGGCACATGCACCGACGCAGGAAGAGGATGCAGCGAAAACTTGGATACTCGCCCCAGAGAGTCGGCGCGATCATGTGCCAAGAGAAAAGGAACTGCCCGAAAAAGAGGAAGAAGCGTGCCGCCAAGACCGCATAAGCCATGCCGCAAACCGGGGTGCTCAAGGCTGACCCAAGACGCAACCGGCTACTGTGACGCCCATGTCGAGTGGGGCCGCCAGAAGGCCGAGGCCGACCTGGCCAAGCGCAGGCAGGCGGCCGACGACAGGCGCGGAACGGCCCACGAGAGAGGCTACAACGCCACTTGGCGCAAGGCCAGGGCGACGTTTTTACGGCGGAACCCGCTGTGCACAGAGTGCGGCAAGCCCGCGCTTGTCGTGGACCACATCGTGCCGCACCGGGGCGATTCAGAGCTGTTCTGGGATACAGATAATTGGCAGCCGCTTTGTGTCGCCTGCCACTCGAAAAAGACTGCAAGGGGCGAATAATGGCCAGGGGAAGAAAGAAGCTCCCAGACACGCTCAAGGTCGTGCAGGGCACGTTCCGCAAGCACAGGGGCAAGACTGCCGACAGTCAGGACGAGAGCGCCATGGTGGCACCGGAGGGTCTGACCGAGGCCGAACTGGCCCATTTCGAGCGCCTTGTGGCCAAGGTCGAAGTGCTCGGGCTCAATTCCGCGACCTATACCGACGCCATCGTGCTGGCCGTCAAGCGCATGTCTGAAATCGAAGAGTGTGACGCGCTGATCGTGACCCACGGCCGCGTCATCGAGTCGGAGACGGACAGGGGTGGCAATCCAATTTTGCGCCCGAACCCGGCCGTTGCTATGCGCAACGAGGCCATGAGGCACCTTCAAAGCCTGCTGGCCGAGTTCGGACTGACGCCGTCCTCCATCGGGCGCGTTGGCGCGAAGAAGAAGGGTGAACCGAAACAGCAAGGGTTTGGATGGCTATAATGGCGGAAATTGGAAATATCACCATTGATGTGACCGCAAATGTTGAGTTGGTCGTGTTGCAGTGCGATGAAAGAGCATGCGTCCATAATCTATGGAAAAAAGGGAAGCCGTGCTGCAACCTGAAACATGTTGTCCTGGCCGAAGGCGGCGTGTGCGGAAACTACCAAGAAAAGGCTGAATGAGAGACATCCGCAAGCGCCGCACGCATCCGCATTGCCGCAGGGCGACCAAGTACGCCAAGGACATTGTGGCCGGGAAGATTCCCGCCTGCCGCCTGACCATTCTTGCCTGTCAACGGTTCCTCAACGACCTGGAGGCCAAGCGATGGAAGTTCAACTGTGACCGGGCCGAACGGGCCTGCGAGTTCGTGGAGCTCATGCCCCACGTCAAGGGCAAGTGGGCCGGACAGCCGCTCATTCTTGAGCCCTGGCAATCCTTCATCTTCGTCAATCTGTTCGGTTGGGAAAATGCCCATGGGCTCAGGCGCTTTCGGCGGGCCTATATCCGCGTGCCACGCAAGAACGGTAAGAGCTGCATAGCCGCACCGGTTGGGCTGCTCATGCTGACGGTGGAGTCGGAGCCGGGATCGGAGGTCTACTGCGGCGCGACGAGCGAAGCCCAGGCTGATGAGGTTTTCCGCCCGTCCAAGGCCATGGCGGAGCGTGCCCGGGGCTTCAAGTCTACGTTCGGGCTGACCATCGCGGCCAGTTCCATTTTCCGTGAGGACGGGCTCAGTTTTTTCAAGAAGCTGATCGGCAAGCCAGGTGAAGGCCAGTCCCCACACTGCGCAATCCATGACGAATTTCACGAGCACAAGACCAGCGAGCAGGTTGATTCGATGGACACGGGCATGGGCGCCCGCCAGGAGCCTTTGCAGTTCATCATCACCACTTCCGGCTTCGACACGTCGAGCCCATGCAAGGAGCTGGACGACTACGCGGCCAAGGTCGTGCAGGGCGACTTCGAGAACGAATCCTTCTTCGCCCTGGCCTATGGCATCGACGATTCCGACGACTGGACGGATTTTGAGGTCTGGAAAAAGGCGAACCCGAATTTCGGCGTGTCCGTCTCTGAAGAATACCTGCGCGGGAAGCTCGCAGAGGCCATTCAGCGCACGTCGCTGCAAAACACGGTCAAGACCAAGCACCTCAACTGCTGGGTGAACGCTGGCGTTGGCTGGATCAACATGGCGAAATGGAACGCCAATGCGGACGAGGGACTTGAACTTGAGCGTTTCGCCGGGTGCAAGGCTTGGATTGGGATCGACCTGGCAAGCAAGATCGACTTGACCGCTATGATGATTCTGATCCGCCACGAGGACGCCTGGTATCTTTTTGGTCGCTACTACCTGCCACAGGACACCATCGATCTGAAGGGCAACGAGCACTATCAGCGCTGGCAGATGGAGGGCTGGCTGACAGGCACGCCAGGCGCCCGCACAGATTACGCATATCTGGAAGAG